AGAGTTACATTAAATGGTAATGGTAAAATTCAAGGTCTTGCAGAAAAAGTAGAAGTTAATGGTACATTTACATCAAACATTAATATTGATACAAATACTCAAGCAGTAAGATTAGATACTGCAAATGCTTCTGCAAACTTTACAGTTAATTTAAGAGGTGATGGTTCAAATTCTTTAGATGCGTCTATGGACACAGGTGAATCAATCACAGTTGCATATGTTTCAAAACAAGGTGCAACAGCGTATTATAATACAACAGTACAAGTGGATGGAACTACAGTAACTCCAGTATGGCAAGGTGGAGCAGCGCCAACTGGTGGTAATACAACATCAAACGATGTGTATACATTTACAGCTATTAAAACAGCTTCATCTACTTTCACTGTATTAGCAGCTCAAACGCAATTCGCGTAATAAAAGGAGGATAGAAAGATGCCTATATTAGGTTCATTTGCAGCAGGATCAAAAGGCGGCTACGGAAAAGGTGGAGCTGCAAAATATGAAATACAATATTTAGTCGTTGGCGGTGGCGGTGGCGGCGGAGCCGGAGGCGGTGGAGGAGCCGGAGGTTTCAGAACTTCTGAGGACTCTTCTGTTTTGGAATTAGCAGCTGGTGATTACACAATTACAGTTGGTTCAGGTTCAGGCCCTGTTCCAGCAAATGATTCTTCTCCAAGAGGAGGCGATTCAGTTTTTGATACAATTACTTCAACAGGTGGCGGTGGTTCAGGCTACGGTGCACCAGAAAGAGATGGAGGAAGCGGTGGAGTACCGAACGGATCAGGTAATACACCCCCTTTTAGTCCCAGCCAAGGGAATAATGGAGGAGGTCCTGGAATTGGCTCTGGTGGCGGTGGAGCTAGCACAGCGGGTACTCCTCAAACTAATCCAGCAGGATTCCCTGGAGGACCTGGAAGACCAAGTACTTTATCAGGTTCAGATGTAACCTACGCCGGTGGCGGCGGAGGTGGTGGATATATTCCTTCACCTGGAGGCGGATCCGGAGGCGCAGGAGGCGGAGGAAATGGTGGTCCTAGATATAGTGCCGGTGGCGCTGGTGAAAATGGAAAAGGCGGCGGTGGCGGCGGAATGGGTTTTGATGGTAACCCTGCTAATGGCATTGGCGGTTCAGGTATTGTAATTGTTAAAGCACCTTCAGATTCAACATTATCAGTTACTCCAGGAAGTAATACAACTGGAACTCATCCAGATGGAAGTAAATTAGCAACCTTTACAGTTTCAGGGACACTTACGGTAGAATAATGGCAACATTTGCAAAATTAGATGAAAACAACATAGTCACTCAAACTATTAAAGTAGGAAATGATGTACCTACTTCAAATGGTTCTTTAGGTGAAAATGATACGCATGTTGATGGAGAAACTTATTGTGCAAATACTTTTGGCGGAACTTGGAAACAATGTTCAGTAACAAATGCTTTTAGAAAACAAAATGCAGGTATAGGAGATACTTATGATGCTGTTAAAGATAAATTTATAAGACCACAACCTTATCCATCTTGGACTTTAGATGCAAATGACGATTGGCAATGTCCAGTAACAAAACCAGATAATTCAACTTTAATTCTTGATGAAAACGTAAGTATATTAAAATTTCCTTATTGGAATGAAGAAGAATATAGATGGGAAAGTCAAGATGTTTTAGCAAATCCGATAGTTAATTATTACTGGGATACAAACACATCTTCTTGGACATCTTACTAGTCTTTACTTTATTATAAAAACTGATATACATTCATACTATAAAGTATGAATATAATTGATTTATTTCCAACTCCAGTATGTGAAAAATATTTAGATCCTTTATCTAAATCTACTTTGCAAAAATTTTTTAAATATGAAACAAAACCAGACTGGGAGTGTAAAGTTTTACAAAGTAAAAATACTTACATTCTTGAAGAAAAACCTTTTAAAAATTTAAAAAAAGAAATTAATTTTTTTATACAACAATATGTAGATGAAATAATAAAACCTTCAAGTAGTTTAAATTTTTATATTACACAATCTTGGTTAAATTACACGAGTGAAAAACAAACAGCCTATCCACACTTCCATTCCAACTCTATTATATCTGGAGTTTATTATATATGTGCTGATCCAAAATTAGATTTTATTAGATTTAAAAAAAATGTATTTGATCAAATTAAAGTATATCCCAAACAATTTAATAAATATAATTCAGATACTTGGTGGATACCTGCAGCTACTAATAAACTTATTTTGTTTCCTTCTTGTTTAATGCATGAAGTTGGTAATGTTAAAGAAACTTATGGAAAAAGAATAAGCCTAGCCTTTAATGTTTTTGCAAAAGGAGACTTTGGTTCTAAAGAAACTTTAACAAAATTAAAAATATGAATATATTAGGATTACAAAAAAATCATAACGCTTCTGTAGCTTTGTTTTGTGACAGTAAATTAGTTTACTATAATCAAGAGGAGAGATTATCTAAAATAAAAAATGATAGTTTTTTTCCATATCATTTATTAAATGAAATAAAAAAATTAAATGTAAAAATAGATAAGGTAATATCAACTGGTTATAATACTTTTGATGCACATCCTATTTATGGATATATGAAAAAAATAGGTTTAATAATTTCTCCGTATTATGATACATATCACTATTATAAATCTCATCACTACACTCACGCAGCCCGTGCTTTCTTTGCATCAAAAATGAAGAAAGCATTAATTATTGTTGCTGATGGCAGAGGCTCTAATTATATTTTAGATAATGGAGAGCAGGCTTTTGAAACAATTTCGGTTTATAACTGTGGTATAAACGAACAGTCTAATACGATTTTTATGGATACTTTGTATAAAAAACTTGTAACTACAAGACAAGGACATAATGCAAAAGTAAAACCACAAGAAGTATACGGTTTTGATTTCAAATCTAAACCTATAGCTATTGATGAAGGAACAAAGTTTGATGTAGATCATAGACCATCTGCTGGTGCTTTTTATAGTAGAATAACAAATTTTTTAGGATTTAGAACATGTGATGAAGGAAAATTAATGGGTCTACAATCTTACGGTAAACCAAATAAAAAAATAAAAAAAATATTATTAGATGAAGATTTGTTTTTTTACAAAGATAAATATAGTAAAAATATTAATTTTTCACTTAATCTAGAAAAATTCCCTGAACTTTATTATCACAAAAAATTAGGTTTTAAACAAATTCACTATGATTTAGCATATGAAACACAAATTAAATTTGAAAGAGAAATAGTTGAAGTATTAAATAGATGTGCAACTAATCACAAAAATATTATCATAACAGGTGGTTGTGGGTTAAATGTAGTCTTTAATTACAGACTTAAAAAAGCGTTACCTAAAGATGTTAATCTTTATATCGATCCTTTATGTGGAGATGAAGGTAATAGTATAGGAGCAGCTATAGTATACAGTCAAGATTGTGGAAAAAATAATGATTGGGATAATATTTATTTAGGGCCACAACCTAAATACACAATTGAAAAAGGAAATGATAAAATAGAAGTTGTAGTTGAGCATTTAACTAATCAAAAAATTGTGGGTTTATATCAAGGTAGAGCAGAAGCTGGTCCTAGAGCTTTAGGAAATCGATCATTGTTATTAGACCCAAGAATAAAAAACGGTAAAGATATAATGAATACAGTTAAACAAAGAGAATGGTTTAGACCTTTTGGTGCATCAGTTTTAGAAGAAGAAGCACATAAGTGGTTTGACATGGCAGGATTAAAAAACTCACCTTACATGTTATATGCTGTTGAAGCATTAAAAGGAGTTAAGGAAAAAATACCTTCAGTAATACATGTAGATAATACATGCAGAATACAAACAGTTAATGAAAAACAAAATCCAGTATTGTATAAAATATTAAAATTATTCCATACAAAAACAGGAGTTCCAATATTAATGAACACGTCGTTTAATTTAGCGGGAGATGCTTTAGTTGAAAGTCCAGAAGATGCTATAGATACTTTTGAAAATTCTGATATAGATTATTTATATTTTGCAGATATCGAAAGGTTATATAAATAATGAATTTAAAACATAATGTTTGGTTTTTTAAAGATGGTTTAGATAAAAAAATTTGTAACTCTATAATTAAAAAAAATAAAAAAATAAAATTAAATCAAGCTACAATTGGAGGCACAGATAATAAGTCTGGAATAGATAAAAAAACTAGAGATTCTAAAGTTAGCTGGATTAAAGATTCAGTTATATATGAAAAAATAAATCATTTTGTAAATCTAGCTAATAAAAATGCAGGTTGGAACTTTAATATAGATTGGAATGAAGACGTTCAATTTACAGAATATAAATCAAAACAATATTATAACTGGCATACAGATCAGTGGGATGAACCATATGTTGATCACGTGTTTCCTCAATATAACAATAAGATAAGAAAAATTTCTTGTAGTATATTATTAAATGATCCACAATCGTATGAAGGTGGAGATTTTGAAATAGGTTATACTAATAAATTATGTAATGGAACTATTGATGAAACAAAAATAAAATTAGAAAAAGGTAAAATATTAAAACAAGGAAGTGTTATAGTTTTCCCTTCTTTTATATGGCACAGAGTTACTCCTGTTAAAAAAGGTGTAAGATACAGTTTAGTTAACTGGGTGCTAGGACCACCATATGTTTAATAAAAATAAATATCAAGTGTGTAAAAATATGATTAGCAGAGAACTTGCTAATTTTGTTTTTAATTATTTAAGAATAAAAAAACAAACTTTTTATTCCTTAAAAAGATTAGGGGTAGATACAAGGTTGTTAGGCACAGATGGAGATCTTCAGGCTCCAGGAACATATTCTTGTTATTCAGATATTGCTATGGAAACTTTGCTAACAATTATACATAGTAAACTTGAGAAAAAAACAAAATTAAAATTAGCTCCTACATATACATACACAAGATTATATAAGAATGGAGATGAATTAAAAAGACATCAAGATAGATTTAGTTGTGAAATATCTGCAACTTTAAATTTAGGTGGAGATATGTGGCCTATATATTTAGAAGACGCAAATAAAAAAGAAATAAAAGTTAAATTAAATCCAGGAGATTTACTTATATATCGAGGAATAGAATTACCTCATTGGAGAAAACCTTTCGATGGTTATATGTGTGGACAAGTATTTTTACATTACAATAATAAAGCAACTAAAGGTTGGGATAAAAATTTATTTGATAACAGGCCACACCTTGGATACCCATATAACATTACAAACTATAAACCATGATAAAAATATTAGACAATCTTGTGCCAGTGTCTATTCAAAATAGATTTATAGAAAGATTAGAAAATGAAAATTTTTCTTGGTTTTATTTTAATGACATAATTTATGAACACGGTAATAAAAAATTTACTAATCCAAAAATAACAAAAACTTTTGCTTTTGTTCATACCTTATTTAATGAAAACGGCATAAATTCTGATGACTATGATTTATTTTCTACGATATTAAATTTTTTTGTTGTTAGAGAAAAAGTAAAAATAAAAGATATGATAAGAGTTAGAATAAGAAAAACATTTAGAATTAAAAATCATTCCATAGAAAAATATAATGCTCCACATATAGATGTTAAAGATCATTTACCATATAAAACTTTATTATATTATGTAGATGATTCTGATGGAGATACTGTGTTTTTTAAAAATAAAATTACAGAAAATATTTGTTTAGATACAGAAGCAGAAGAATATAAAAGAGTATCTCCTAAAAAAGGAAGAGCCATATATTTTGATGGTGATATATACCATTCTGGAAACTGTCCTGTTGATTTTAATGAAAGAACTGTTATAAACTTTGATTTTAAAATATGAAAGATTTTATAGATAAACATTTAGATGACGTAAAATTTGCTACTAAAAAACAAAAAGCAAAAGAAATTTGGGATGTATCTGGCATATTAAAAAATAGATTAAATCAAAAATTAAAATATGACATCCGACCATATAGTATGGACATAAATGGAAGAAATGTAAAACCACTTACAACAAAATCTAAAGCAGATAAAATTGTTTTTGAACAACCAGATAAATGGGTCGTAGTAGAGGCTGTGGAATTACATAATTTTATTATAGCACACAAATTACAAGAAATTAATTTAAATGACATTGTTGGTGCTTTAGAATGGAATATAAATATAAAGAAATAAAAAATTTTTTACCAAAAGAACAATTTAAATCTTTACAAGATTTAATGTTTTCAAATACTTTTCCATGGTTTTTTCAACCGCATCAAACTAAAAATGATGGATATTTTATGAGTCATAATTTTTTTTATAATAATAAACCAAACTCTATTTTCTATGAAGATTATATTGTTTCTATTATACAAAGATTAAAAGCAAATATGGTATCTGAAGTGCGAGCTAATTTACTTTTCAAAAATAAAAAACACATTCAATCAGATTTTCATGTAGACAAACCATTTTATTGTAAAACAGCTTTATTGTATATGAATACAAACAATGGTTATACTATGTTAAAAAATAAAATTAAAATAAAAGCAGAAGAAAATAAACTATTAATTATCGACACAAAAACACCTCATGCAGCAGTAAGTCAAACAGATAGAGATAGAAGAATTGTAATAAATTTTAATTATCTATAGAATACTAATGATACAAATATATTCTTTTAAACCTTACAATGATGATTCGTTAATAAAATACTTACAAAATTATGTTCAAAATAATCCTTGTTGTTTAGATTATCCAAGTTGTGATCACCCAGTTTATCAATCAGATGCTAATGTTTTTAATATAAAAAATCCCACAGTTAAGTATATAAAAAAACAGTATTTTAAGTTTTTAAACAAGATAATTGGTCCTCATACTATAAAAGATTCAAAAGCGTGGATTTTAAATACAGAAAAAAACACCAATACTTTAGGTTTCTGGCATCAACATTTTGAAGAAAAATATAAAGATAGTATTCAAATTTCTGGTATTTGCTATATAAGTCCTACAAAAATAGGCACTGAATTTGATCTTGATCACTGTACCTTACAAATAAAACCTATGAGTTATACCTGGTATATATGGAATTCAAGTTATTTACATCGTCCAATGAAAGGTATTCAAAATACCGATCGAATAATAATAGCTACACAAACGGCTTTAAATAAGATATAATGAGGTGCTATGCTTCAGAAAATACAATTTAAGCCAGGATTTAACAAACAAGCTACAGAGACCGGTGCCGAAGGTCAATGGGTAGATGGGGATAATGTACGTTTTAGATATGGTCAACCTGAGAAAATAGGCGGTTGGCAACAATTAGTTGATGGACAAATAGCAGGTCCAGTTAGAGATCAGCACACCTGGACAGACTTAACAGGTAAAAAATATGGAGCTCTAGGTACTTCTAAAGTTTTAGTAATTTATTATGAAGGTGGATTCTATGACATCACACCTATTGAAGCGGATGTAACTGGTTGTACATTTGATTCAACAACAGGATCTGCAACTGTTACTGTTAATAAAACTTCTCATGGTTTATT